GTACCTGTACTCTTGTGTAATTCCATACTTTTTGTTTTACGTAATTAAAATTGATACTTATTTTTGAATAGAATAGTAAGCTTCAGTACAATCAAAAATGTACTTACCATCGTTTGGTATTTCTAACAGGTTATCTCCATTTTTATCCGGGAACATGCCTTCAGGTACCTTTGTTGTTGTATCTTGTTCAAATGTGCGAAGAAAATACTGTGGTTTACCATCTTTCATTCTGCTTCCTGTATAGAGAACAGTAGTAAAATGTTGCTCTAATTTTGACTCGAACTCCTTGCCATGTACTGACATCATTCTTTTCTTGCCTTCACCTTCTACCTTGAGCCATTCATCATGTGAGAATACAATAATGTCTTTCTCAATGTTCTTGAGAATTTCAATGTACTCATACACCTGACGATTGTAATTCTTGTAGATATCAAAACCAGTAAAGTTTACAGACATTTCCTTATTCAAGCTATTGAATGCCATTGTTTGACTATCAATGATTATTCTCTTAATGGTAGGATCTGCTCCATACTTCTCAAGATTAGCCTTGAATGATGGCCAATTCTTTGGCATACCCATATGCTTAAACGGTCCACCATCTTTAAACGGCAATGGTTTCCTTTCCATATTGATGTAACCAGTAGTTTCTCTGTCTACTGTTTTAGACAAATATGACTTTCCGGTACCAGTAGGTCCAACGATTGCAATTTTACTGTAAAACGTCCTCTCTAATACAGGTGACTCTTTCTGCCCTGTACCTTTTTCTGTACTCATATAATTGATTAATTGGTTACGGTTGTTCTGTACCTCTAAGTACACCTATTTGGTACTCAAGGTCATCATTTAGCTGGTTAAGTTTTTCATTTTCTGCTTCAAGTTCTTCTACTCTATCTTTAAGCCAATCTATTGTATTAACAGCTTCACTTACTCTTTTCTCTTCTTTGTAATCCATTTTAGTTTATTTATCATATGGTTTAAAAATTTCTTTTACCTTAGCATCTAATAATGACTTATTATTAGAAAGTACTTCATTTAATACTTTATTGCCTGTACTTTGCCAACCATAAGAATGAGCAAAAAACTCTGATAATTTTATTTCTTTTATAGTAGATTCTATATGTTGACTTAATAAGTCTTTAAAATCAGGAATAAGTTCTTGTATACCATCTTTAGCTAGTGTTTTAGCCAGTGTTTTTATTAGTACTAAACCCCTATCTGATGATACTGATACTTCTCCTATAGAATTTTTAACATGTTTTTTAACCTCATCTATAGCTATCTGTTTAATATCATCTGAAGATAAATAATCTTCTATTTTTATTTCCATTTTGTTTTGTTTTTTATTGTTAGAGAAAATAAGCTCCTGATGTTACTTGTTCATATATAGTATCCTTAGTTTCTTTTATGCGAGGGAGTGTTGCAAATATTCCATACTCTGGATGTAATGCCATAGGAAACTGTACACCACTTGTACCAAAGGAGTTTTTTAAAATGTGTAATGATCTGTAGTAAGTTTTGAAATGTTCATCTCTAAAACCTTTTAGTGCATAACCATTCTCTTTATGCCCATCAAGGTCACCTACTATATGTCTGTACGGCTCAAATAAAGCAAGTACTACATCTGCATCATGTTGTGTCTGAGATGAATCAGCAAAGTCACTTAGTTTTGGAGCAAGATCACCAAGTTTTAATCTTGTAACATCTGATAAACTTCTGTTTAACTGTTGTACAATAACTGGAGAGAAACCATAAACATCACGAGCTTCTCTCATTACTTTGCTGAACTTATCTATTTGACCTTTAGATTTATCTAAATCTTTCTCAGGTGAAAGTATACCAATATGGTCAACTATTACAAGGACAATATGATTAGGATGATTTGGTACATACTGTCTACCTGCCAATATGTTTTCCATTGATTTGTCATTCTTATCCTTGTCTATAATAGTTCCATGCTTTCTTGCAAACTGCTCAAGGTACATTGATATACCAGAAGGATTCTTACTACCTTCAAATGCAACAAGAAGATTATCTTTTTCCCACTCATCAAGTATTTTGTAGTGTTCCTTTACCAGCATGTATTCCTGGTCGGTCATTTTAAAATTCTTGTGTCTACTTAATACTTTCTTTGGAGGAATAGGAATACCCTGTTCTGTAAATATCTTTCTTGCTAACCACCTTGCACTATATTGGTACATTTTACGCTCCATGCCGAATAGGATGATAGACAACTTGATGTCATCATTCTTATTCTTCAGATACCACTCAATAGGACGGATCATAAACATATCCTGGGCCAATGTAGATTTACCTGAGTTGTGTACTAATATTGGATCTTTTTGTGTTGCCAAATAGAAGTTGTTATTATCTTCTACTGATATATCATATGTTGTTTCATAAGGAATTTCTTCAAATGAAACAATATCTTTAAGATTTATAACAGATGCTTCCATGTTCTTTTTTGTATTATATTTTTAACAACATCAACTGTAGTTCCAAACGTGTCAGCAAGTTCTTTTCTTGTCATACACAACTGACCGTTCTCATCATACTTGTTTTTTCTACCATGTTTCCACAACTTTCTCATCTGTATCACATCTTCATCTTTTAAATTAGTGTGAGGATTTCTTTCACCTGTTATATTTCTTCTTCTACAAGTGTATGACCATTTCTGATTTTCACTATTTGTACACCATTCTAAATTATGTACTCTGTTATCTGATCTTATGTGATTGATATGATTAACTTGAGATTTGTTTTCCGGGTTATCAATAAAAGTCATTGCTATTATTCTATGAACTTTTACCGTTTTTGCAATTCCATCATCATTATAAAGAACAGTTCTTAAATAACCACAATTGTCTAATGCAGGTTTCATTATTTTTTCAATTCCTTTATTTTTCCAATTGAAAGTTTTTATTTCACCGTCAATACTTGCCTCATATTTACTATAACCCGGTACTCTTTTCCATTGTTTCATGTTGCAAAGATAGTAATAAATCTTTGATTTTCACAAACTTTTCCCCAGTAAAAAATTCATGATTTTCAGTTACTTTAATAACTGTACCATCTTTCATTTTTATACAAAGTAATTTATCAACATGTGTCGGATTTGTAACAGTATTTGTAACTATCTTATATTCATTTATTTTTTTATTTACGTTATAAGAAAGTACTTTATCACCAATTTTTATTTCCGATATTGGTAAAACACCTTTTTCTGTATGGATAAGTTGCTCACCAGTAAAACAAGAAGTCTCACCACCAACAACATAAGTAGTATTCTTGGCAATCTCAATATAATCACCAACTCTATTATACTCTACAGGTATGATACCAGCTTTGCCATTTCTGCCATTCTCAATCTCCTTATGTAATTGTTCCGATAAACTCATTATGCACTGTTTGATTCTATATCATCTGAAAGCTCCTTTAACTCCTCATCTTTGTAATACTTAAACTTACCACCATTAAGATAAGCAACAGTTGCTTTCATGTATTGAAAGTCATTGTACTTAGGATCTTTATGGTTGTAACTTGCTACCTTCCTCAACTCTATTTCTACCTTGAGGCAATACAGCATTTCTTCATCAGTAAATCCTGCTGCTTTTTTTGCCTCGTTATATGCTTTGAAGGTTTCTTCTTTCTTGTCTCTCAGACCTCTAGTGCCGATAAACTTTCGACCTTTGAACATGAAGTTCATACTTGCCGGAAATGTGCACCACCATTCTTGAAACGCTTCGGGATAATCGTCTTCTGCCTTCTTCTGTCGAACTGGTCTGTATTGTTTGTGCCAGTCCTCGTAACCACCATCAGGATTGTTCTTTAAGAAAGCTTTAATGTTGTTAAACTGCGGTAAATTTACCATAAAACGAGTTTATAAATTTACGAAAAATGTTTCTTAAAATAAAGACATTTTGTACTATTTTTTACTAGTGTGACCAGTAAATACAGACATTTCCAGATGCCCCCATTTTTACATTTTTGCAAAATAAATTAGCACCTTCAATCATCTTTTCCTCTAGTAATTTTAGTCCTTGTTCTGCAAATTCTTCTTTAGTTTCTGCAAGACACTCATCATGGACAAGTGATGTAAGATATACAGTATCTCTTAGATTATTTTCTAATTGGTATCGTCTAAATAATACACCGGCCATTTTTGTTTGTGATCCACTTAAACCTTGTATAGGATAATTTTGACTACATCTTTCTAAGCTACCTTTAAGGGAAAAATATTCACTCCAATATTTTTTTATCTCTGGATGTTCTTTATTGATTTTTTCTTTTACTTCTTGTTTTGCTTCCTGTGAAAGATCTTTATAATTACTAGGATAAAATGACCAGGCTTTTTCAACAAGTTCTTTCATTTTTTTAAAATCTGGTTCCCAATATCTCCTATCTGGTATAATGTCTACATAGCCTTTTTTTACAGCTTTTTCTCTTCCGGATTTAAAATAATTATCTAATGCAGGAAAAGCTTTCATATAGCTATCAATAAACTCTTGTGCTACTTCTTCTTCTACACCAAAATCATCTTTCAAAGTATAAGCAGAACCACCGTATGCAATTTTAAATGAGATACTTTTAGCAGCATTCCTTTCTTCCGGATGTGTTTTTTTAGATACTATAAGATCCGGTTCATTTCTCATTAAAGAGAACATCTTGGTAGCAGTAAAACTATGGTAGTCTTCTCCATGTATTGGGTGTCCATCATTAAAAAAACTGATCATAGCAGCATCACCAGATACCTCTGCAAGTACTCTTGATTCTTGTGAACTATAATCGGCATTAAGTAAAGAATAACCTTCAGGTGCAACAAATGCCTTTCTGTAATTTACATCAGCAGGGATATTTTGAAGATTTGGATTTTTACTACTGTTATGGCACACTATTCCATTGCCTATATAGGAATGATCATTTTCTACAGTTATATCAGCCACTACCCTTTTGCCCATTTTCTCTATTTTGGCTATTTTAGCTGCTTTATACATGTCTCTATTTTTCTTTTTAGTGTTACTCGTTTATCATTTTTACTTGTCACTACCCTTAGTATTTTGTATCCTTTTTTTCTAGCCAACTCTGTTTTATATACATCGTTACTTATCTGTGCCTCTGTTCTATGATATCCTTCTGCATCTATTTCTATTAGAATATTTGTATCTATTATACGGAAGTCGTAGAATTTATTTTCTATTTGATATTCACACTCTGCTTCATACTCCAGTTCTTCTAGGATGTCATACGCCAGTTTATTTGTTTGACTAGTAGGTAGCTTATATGTTTTACTTGGTGCTAGTCCTCTTCTAGAGAACCTTCCCATTATACAGAGTCTGGTTTTCTTTAGTGTTAATATTAATTGATTTAGTCTTAGTTGAGCTATATTTATATCTTCTAACATTTGCTCTACTTCTGGAGATAGTATGTCAGTATTTGCTTTTTCTATACCCTTCATTATATTAGTACCTAGTATTTCATCTATTGCCTTAGCTGTTATTACTCTTTCATAGTCTACTCCATACTTTACAATATCTTTGGTTATTTCATAGTACTCTAGGTTCTTTTTTACTGTTTGGGGAGCTACTTTTTGCAGACATGCCATTTTCTCTATAGAGTATTTCTTTTCTATATAATTTAATAGAATATCTTTCGGTATTACCTGTTTTGGTTTTCCTGCATTGAACCTATTAGAGTTTCTATTTCTTTGACTTATTGCTATCTTACCTCCTCCTATTTTCTTTCTGTCTTGTACCGTATACCATTTTTTATAGGAGTAGTAGAATATCTTGTATGATATTCTATAGTACTCTTTAATTTGATCGAAGGACATACCTAGTTGTATATAGGTCTTGTCTATAAACTCCTTAGTCAGGTATGTCCTTCGACACTCTTTACCATCTTCTTTTATGGTTTTTCCTTTATAGTATTCTATTTCCGGATACTCAGTAACTTTCATCATACAGTATGGTATATTCTGTAGGCGAAGATACTATTTCTTTCAGACTATACCAACCTTTTTCTGTTAAGAATTTATGATTCATGGTGCAAATTATCTCATGTCCTGACTCCAGTGTTACTCTGTACATTTCCTCCACACCTTTATTTATCCCATGTGTTATAGGGTGATACTTCCCAGTATGTGTTTTAGCTTTTATACCTTCTGGGTATTCTAGTACACCTTCAATAGTTGGTATCAAATTTCCTATTCGTATATAACCTATATTAGTATCTATGAGAGTGTCTACATCTACACACATTCTACCAGTATTAAGTATTTGCCGATAAGAACTATGTAATCTACCAGTTATTGGATGAACATACTTTAGAAAATCTTTACCAAATGTTGTACAAGATTGTTCAGATGTTTTAAATAAAAGATAGTTAAGTATAAGATCATTTTTAGGATCTACAATATCTGTTTCTTTATCATCCATGTACATTTCTTTGTACTTACTTGGTAATAGTTTTAATAGAGCTTTAGCACCTACTGTATATTCAACATAACCAGTACTTTTACTTTTTTCTTGTGGACAATAACCAAGTTTTTTCATTAAAACAATTACCTGGTTACTACTAGACCACTCTATAGTACACTGTATATTGGTATTAAAAAGATCCGGAACAGAGCAGAATTTTATGTCTTCTTTAAAGTTATCTACTACCCATTTGTCAAGTTTTTCTTTTCTTTTCTGGTATATTACTAAATTTTCTTCATATGTTTTTAACCATTGTTCTTGGTCAAATGTCATACCTTTTAGTTCTATATCAGCTAATACAAGACAAAATTCATTTTCAATATTATTTACCTGTACAGGTTTATAACCATTATACCCTAAAGCTTGTTTTTTTTTAATCTCTATAGGATATGTAATATCATCAGCACCATATAAAATCTGTTCTTCTGTAAATGGTTTTGAACCAATAGTAAGAAAGCCCATACGAATTGATTTGTCTATATATTCTGCATCTTCATCCTCTTCTACAAAAAGATCTTTTTGCTTTTCTACTGGTTTAATACCTAAATACCTACCGGCTAGTTTTTCTAAAGAATAACCAAGACTAAGACCATTAGTTAAATTTTGTTCAACAAGCATTGTGTCATAAATCTTATGATGTATTATGCCATAGTTATGTAACAAATGCTTTACCTCAAATTTAAGGTTATGACCAATCCATAATCTTTCCTTATTTCCCCATAATGGTAATAAAATTGAGATATCTACTGATCTGGTATCAATTACAAATACTTGTTCTTTAGTACCTAATTGTAACATCACAACTTTACTAAGATATGGATCAAGTCCTGGAGAATATACCTGTTCATTTTTATAAGTATTTTTAGGAAATTTATAAGTTGTCTCAATATCCTCACCAATTTCCATCTTGTCTTTCAGATAGTTATAACACTCTTCTATTGTACTATATTGTACAGCATCTGAATACTCTGCTACTGGTCCTATGAACCATATCTTAGGTTGTGTTATCATAAACTTCTTAATTTATCTATTGCTTTTTGTTCAGCCACCATCATTTTTTAATGTACTAGAATACATAAACTCTCTCAAATTTCAGGTCGTTAGTATTCATAAACTATTTATTTAAAAGTTACATCTTAAACTTCTATAATTATCTCAGATTTCTTTTCTTGTTTAGGGGCAGAAGTTGTTACAATTATTGCATCTGCAAAGCTATCTAAACCTACCTGTAGCTTAGTAAACATTTGCATGTCTACAGGTTGTTGACACAGCTCCTTTAACAGTTCTTTTTCCCGGTCATTAGAAGGAACTAACACCAGTTGTATCTTCCCGTTGATAATAAAATTCGTCTTCATGCTTTACAATTTTTGCAGTCAGCTATTTGTGACATCAGCTTCATACTATGAACAATAAGTTTTTCCTTAGCAGTAATACCTGTCACTTTAGTATTTCTGTCAATATAAAATGTTGCAGCTTTTGCCCTAACATCTCTTTTTGCATTCTGAAGATTTATAAGAATTTCTTTCTTACGAGCTTCAGATGCAAACCATCTTTGTTGGCCGGTTGGTCTTGCATAAACCTGACTAATAAATTCCCGGCTGGCTCGAGGTTTTGGTACAGGACTATAAGCTGTGCCCATAATTTCAATACCTGCCATAACGAGGATTCCTCCTACTTTGTTTCTTTTTAGTCTCATGTTTTTGAATTTTTGATTGTGAGTAAAAATTTATAAACCTTTTTTGATTTTTTCTATACAGAGCATATAACCAATGCAATCAACTATCGAGTCTCTTTTTTCACAATTATCCTGATTGGCTCGGCATATCTTTAACCAGCTCATTGCTAAACCAACTTGTTCCGATGTGATCTTTGTTTTAAAGATTACTTCCCAACCTTTAGCAATATCAGCAAAGTTATCTGATGTCTTACCGTAGTCTTTCTCACGGTCACCATATACAAGTGATTGTGCCTCTTCTGCTACTGTTTTACCTTGAGGAGTAATATCTGCTACAGGTGTTGCTACTGGTTCTACGTAATACATAAGATCAGCTTCATTATAAAGATTACCCGATGTTGTTTTATTTGAGTTATTGCAAGTGTAATAACTTGAATTTATTGCTACTACATACAGATAATTTTGACTAGTATCACAAGCTGTTTCCCATATAGCACAATCTGAAAATTTTATTACTCCTGCAGTCTTTGTTATTGGTACTACTTTATCTCCTATTTTATACTTTGGATTCTCCATTTTTAATTTGTTTTAATAAGATTCAAATTCCATTTTACGACCAAACGGTCTCGGATCATTTTGATTGTTGTATTCTGTACACATTTTCCGGGCTTCTTCTATGCTAAGATTGTTTCTTACAGGTGTCTTTCTACCAAGAGCAGGAACTAACTTACCCTTAGCATCTTTCTTCCACCAAGTACGAATAAATGTTCTGTAGTTATTCATAAGTTTTAATTTTCTATAGGCATGTACAATATGTCCTCTATTCTTTCTTTCAGCTCCTTGGTTAATTCTTTCTCTCTATAAATGGATTCAAATAATTTTTTTGCTTCTTCTATCCACTTATTCTCTACAGGTGGTACAGGTACTTCCATTAAGCCTATTAATACATCATCGTTCTCTGTTACAAATTTATTAAGTTTATCTGCTACAGGTTTTGATGTTGTAGTATGGCCATCTTCCCAAGGAGGAGGATCTGTATAAACTTCTTTTGAGTTAGGAACAAAAGGTTTTGAGTGCTGAGGTTTAGGTTTAGGTTTTTTACCCTCGTACAAATCCCATTTCTCCCATAATCCTTCCTTATCTAACCAATTACAATAACTTTTATCATTAGAAAGTAACCAATCTACAGTCTTACCTTGATGTTTACCATAAGGTACTTTCTTATTACGGTCTAATTTTAAGTTATCATTCTTTGCTTGTCCTTTCTTGTGAAATTGCATTTTGATTTTGCTTTGGAGAACTTTTTTAGAACTTGGATGGTAGGAAAACTTAAGTCACCCCTGCCCCTGTGTCAGGAAGTAACTTAAACATCCTACCTGATTTGCTCCGGAGCCACTCTCCCGTCACCCGTTTTGGCTGTCAGTGGTTTATAAGTCATGAAAAAACCGGTCTGACATTTAAAGGATATTCTGGTGCAATACTACACCCTCACTTTGGATCAGCTTACGTCCCACAGACTCGAACTATTTTAAATGAGAAAACCCCATCTGTCAGGAGACCGTGGAAGAGGTTGACAGTGGGGAATCCGGATAATTTAATATCCTCGTTTTTATCTTAAAGTTACTTTTTACTACTGGAACTTTCCACGGTCTCCATATAGTACTACAAAAATACTACCCTTCTTGGAAAATTCAAATAGTTTTTGATATTTAATTTACTCTTATAAGATAATTGTTTATTTCTTATACTATTACCAGGTAATTTTATGACAATTATTAGGAGATGAAAAATCTACTTTAAACCCTTTCTCTATTAATTCTTGCACCTGATCATCTTCTAATTCACTTTCACTCCATGCCAAATTACTATTGAGTTCTAAATTACGTGTAATACTGTCTACAGTAGAGTTCCAGTTTTTTAATTTTCTTCGTTCCTTTGCATTTTTGTTTATTTCTAATAATTCTTGTAAGGAGAGAAGTTCTTTTTTTTCTTGTTCCATGTTATTTTATTTTATTAGTTCGCAATTAAATTGTTTGTTAAATGATTTATACTTAGGTGGGTTGTTTTTATCATAAGGCTCACAAAAGTTCAAATTATGCCACCTCAGATAGTTATTTGGATATGCACCAATGTTTCCATTATCCCTAGTCACCAGAGTTTTCGTTTTCTGCCTGATTATTTGCATGATCTGTTTTCATTTTCTTGTAAAGAATCTTGAGTGCTGCATATACCTCACCTCTGTCATACATGTCGCCATTTTCTGCAGGATAAATGCAACTGAGGATAGCTCTATCCATCTCTACCATATCGGTAGTATCTTCTGTAGGATCATTAAGTGGTATTTGGGCATTTACTTTAGCTTGTTTTACATTAGTTGTGATGGCCTCAATTGCATGCTCATTAAGTTCTGTAAGCTCGTTAAGTAATAAATTCATCTCTTGCATCTGTTCACTTGTCAGATGATTCATAACTACGTTCCAGGTATCGGTATCCATAGTTGTTTTCATCTTGAGTATCATAGCATCAAGGCTACGTTGCTGATCAGATGCAAGTACCCGGTAATCTACAAAAGATTTATCCTTATTGGCTTTAGCAATTGTTGCCCATTCTTTAAGTGTATCGGATGTACGAAGACACTCCAAAGAAACTTTCATAAGCTGCCAATAGACAAAAAAGCGTTTTATGTCATCTTTAAGAACCATGTGCATTACTGAACTTCTGTTCAGTCTGTTTATATAATCTGCCATTTCTTTAGTTTAAGTAACTTTAAAATAAAAGACCGGGTTGTTACACCCGGCCTTTCTTTCTCACAATCAACAACCCTCACATTGCTGTATCTTTAAATCTCTTTTCTGCAAGTTGCCATGCTCTTAA